CTGTCAGATGTTGCACTCAAAACGGCATTAGAGGTGGATCAGCGACTGTCCACTTCCCAATCTGGCACCAAGAAATAAGAGACATAATAGTTCTTAAAAATAATAAAGGCACAGAGGATAATCGAGTACGTAAACTTGATTATTCAATTCAATTAAGTTCATTATTTTATCAACGATTTATTGACGATGAGAGTATTTCTTTGTTCAGTCCTCACGATGTTCCTGGCCTCTACGATGCTTTTGGCACTCCGTCCTTTGATGATTTATACGTGGAATACGAGTCAAATGATTCTATTCCAAGAACAACGATTAAAGCACAAGAATTAATTCTTGAATTATTAAAAGAAAGAGCAGAGACTGGTCGTGTCTACATCATGAATATCGATCATTGTAACACTCATTCTTCATTTAAAGACAAAGTTACGATGAGTAATCTATGTCAGGAGATAACTTTACCTACATATCCACTTCAACATATTGATGATCATCTCGGTGAAATCGCACTTTGCATCTTATCTGCAATCAATGTGGGTAAAGTTCAATCAGATAAAGAATTGGAGGAATTATGTGATCTTTCAGTACGTTCATTGGATGAGTTGATTGACTATCAAGAATACCCTGTAAAGGCAGCAGAGACCGCTACAAGAGCGAGAAGATCACTTGGTATAGGATTCATAGGTCTTGCACATTATTTGGCAAAATTAGGGTTTAAATATGACTCCCAAGAAGCTTGGGATGCTGTTCATAAATTAACAGAATCTTTTCAGTATTTCTTACTAAAAGCATCAAATAATCTTGCGAAAGAAAAAGGATACTGCGAAAACTTTGGTCGAACAAAGTATGCTGATGGAATTCTTCCGATTGATACATATAAGAAGGACGTGGACGAAATCAGCAATCCTGACTATCAACATGATTGGGAATCTCTCAGAGCATCTATCTTGGAACACGGTTTACGACACTCAACATTATCCGCACAGATGCCCTCAGAAAGCAGTTCCGTTGTGTCAAACGCAACAAATGGAATTGAACCTCCTAGAGATTACCTATCCGTTAAAAAATCAAAGAAAGGGCCTCTTAAGCAGGTAGTTCCATCTTATGGAAGCCTGAAAAACAACTATACCCTTCTTTGGGATATGCCTGATAACACTGGATATATCAACATAGTTTCTGTAATGCAGAAGTTTTTCGATCAAGCGATCTCTGGGAACTGGTCATACAACCCAGAGCATTTTGACGACTCTGAAGTTCCCGTTAGTGTCATGGCTCAAGACTTACTAACCACATACAAATATGGTTGGAAGACATCTTATTATCAGAATACCAACGATATGAAGACTGATGAAATAGAATCAGAAAAATCTGATTTACAAGATTTAATAAACGAAATAGACAACGAAAAGGAAGAGGAGTGTGAATCCTGTGCAATTTAAAATCTCATCAACAGAAAAACCAATGGCTAAAGTTCAAGGTATGACTGTGTTTAACACAGAGGACGTTGACACAAAGAAACAACCAATGTTCTTTGGACAACCTTTAGGAGTTCAAAGATACGATAACTTTAAATATCCACAGTTTGAAAATCTAACAAAACAACAACTTGGTTATTTCTGGAGACCAGAAGAAGTATCTCTACAAAAAGATCGTGGAGATTATCAAACGTTAAGACCAGAACAAAAACATGTCTATACTTCTAATCTGAAATATCAGATAATGCTTGATTCTGTTCAAGGTCGTGCACCCGGTATGGCTTTTCTACCATACTGTTCTCTACCAGAGTTAGAGGCATGTATGGAGTGTTGGTCATTTATGGAGATGATTCACAGTCGTTCATACACATATGTAATTAAAAATGTTTACTCTGATCCATCAGAGGTATTTGATACAATAATAAATGATCCTAGAATATTAGAACGTGCTGCAAGTGTCACAGGTTCTTATGATGACTTTATCAACGAAGCACATGAGTATGATACTGGAAATCAATGGAAACCGGAAAATGAGGGTTCTTATTTAAAAGAATTTACTAGGAAAGAACTAAAGAAAAAACTTTATCGTGCGGTAGCTAATGTCAACATCTTGGAGGGTATTCGTTTTTACGTATCTTTTGCTTGCTCTTTTGCTTTCGGTGAACTCAAACTCATGGAGGGATCCGCAAAAATCATATCCCTCATTGCGAGAGATGAGAACCAACACCTTGCAATCACCCAAAACATTTTAAATAATTGGAGAAAGGGTGATGATCCAGAGATGCAAGAGATAATGAAGGAAGAAGAAGAGTGGACTATTGCAATGTTTGATAAGTGTGTTAATGAAGAAAAAGCATGGGCTCAGTATTTGTTTAAGGATGGATCCATGATTGGTCTTAATGATAAATTACTTACCAAATATGTTGAATGGATTGCTAATAAGAGACTTAAATCTATTGGTTTGAAACCACAATATGATGTTCCTGCAAGAAACAATCCTTTACCATGGACACAGCATTGGATCTCCTCCAAGGGTCTTCAAGTGGCACCACAAGAGACGGAAGTAGAGTCATATGTTGTTGGTGGAATCAAACAAGATGTTAAGAAAGATACATTTTCTGGGTTCAAATTGTAAAAACTTTAATATATAAATCAATGTCGTTTAACTTTGATTTGTATGAATGGAAGTTTATCTAAACCTTACATGAAGGCTCGCCTTTTAAAAATTAAGGAAGGTATTCATGAGAAAAGGTGGTACCCACAATGGTCTGATACAGAAAGATGGGCAGCTCAACAAGCACTAAATAATGCACTAGAAGTTCTTGAGGAGTATGAACGTTGATTATGAAAATCCCTGGCTATACGAAGGTTCAACTTTTACTTCTGACAATATTGGCGATTTCTTCGGTTACGTCTACCTCATTACAAATACTCAAAGTGGGAGACAATACATCGGACGTAAATATTTTTGGCAGTTCAGAACTCCTAAAGGTAAAAAACGAAAAGTAAAGTCAGAGTCTGATTGGAAAAAGTACTATGGGTCTTGTCCGGAACTTAAAGAAGAAATTAAGCAATTTGGTAGACAAAATTTTAGTCGAACTATCCTATCATTACATTATACAAAGGGCAAGACAAACTACGAAGAGACAAGACAACTCTTCAAAAACAAAGTCCTTACAGAGCAGCTTGACGACGGAACTCCAAAGTTCTACAATAGTAACATCTTATCAAGATATTTCAGAAAAGATTACTATGGAACAGAGTCCGGAAACGACACTCTATGATGCGAGAAAATGGTCTATGAATCGGATATCAACGGCAGAACCTGTTGCTGATAAAAATGCGATTTACAAAGAATTTGAAGAGTGGATTGAAATTGAACCTGATGATGAAGATATGGAGGTTCTATATCTTGAAAACCTTTCAGAATATTACAAAGATTAAAGGGGGTTGACAAATAATTTAGTTACTGTTATATTATATTTGTTGGACGCAACAAAGGGAGTGACTGAATAAACTTACTGGCATATAGCTGGTTAAGGTGATGCGACAGAGGTGGTGCTCGCTGTCAGGAATGGCAGAACTACAAACCAAGTAGGTCGTAGGCAGAGTGGTAATTCTAACTGTAGAAATGCCCTGCTCTTGTTGGTATACAGGAATCCAACCTCCCACCCTATTATTAGAAGTCATGCTTGTACACAGACCTTGGGGAACCTACGAAACATTATTAGAAGATGATACTTACAAGGTAAAGAGAATCATCATTCTACCCCAACAACAAATATCATTACAATTTCAT